ATAGATATATCATGATATCGATCTCGAGAGACCAATTCCTCAGATTACCAGCTCTAGAAAATGTACCGATAGGCATGTCTACATTTCTATAGGTTAGGAAAGAGTCAGAACAATCACAATAAAGTTAGTAACAAGAAGTATATATCTAATATAGATATATCTCAACATTGAAATCAAGAGACAGATTCGTCAGGTTACCAACCTTAGAAAATGTAAGGATCTCTATTTATAGACTGAGAAGGGAACGAACCAATCACAATAAAGCCAATACCATGATATACCTATATTACATATGTATATCTCAACATTGATGTCAAGAGACCAATTCATCATTCCATCAACCTTAGAAAATGTAGAGATCTGTACATTTCTATAAGTCAGGAAACGAACCAATCACAATAAAGTCAATAACAAGAAGTATATATCTATATTAGATATCTCAACATTGATGTCAAGAGACAGATTCGTCAGGTTACCAGCTCTAGAAAATGTACATATACCTATCGGTACATTTCTATAAGTCAGGAAACGAACAGAATGGTCACAATAAAGTCATTAGTAAGAAGTATATATCTAATATAGGTATAATGATATCAACATATCTAGGTACAATCCATCGTTCCATCAACCTTAGAAAATGTACCGATAGGCATTTCTATAAGTCAGGAAAGAGACAAACCAGTCATAATAAAGTCAGTAATAAGAAGTATATATAATAGTATACATATCTCAACATCAATATCAAGAGACAGATTCATCATTCTACCAACTCTAAGAAATGTACATATACCTATCGGTACATTTCTATAAGTCAGGAAAGGATCAGAACAGATCCATCATCTCTCATGATATACCTATATTAGGTATATTTCATCAAAGTTACAACAACTCTATCATTGCCGCATATTCTCTCGTCTTGTCCAATGTATCTAATCTACTGCCTCCATAATCCAATATTCTATAATACACTTTTTCGCTTTTGTCTGTTCTGCGATCTGCAATTGGTGATACCTTTTTAATTGCATCAGAACCATATATCACTGTATTGTTCTCTCCATCGCTTCCTTCTGGCAGTGGGATATTCATGAAAATGTGCCAATCATCCAATAATCCAATAGCATTTGCATAACTATCTGTATTTCTAATTAGATAAATCTTTCCATCTGCTGTCTGCAATAGATATGGTTCTCTACTATACAACAGATTCTTATCAATCTCAGTATGTATCTTATACAAATCCTTTTCTTGCTGTCTATCTTGCAACCATGAATTGTATTCCTTTACTCCAACTAGAATCTCAGTATTCTTATGCGGCTCAAAGTCCTCTACTCCTTGATAATAGTCATCAATAATAAACGAAGTATCCTCTGTCTTCCACGAAATGTAGTCACGCAAGTTGCCTACCATTGAATCATAGAAACTCTTGTTGTACATTACTATTCTATTACCTTTGAACAATGATGGAACAACGACTCCAAGCTCTTCTAATATGGTAGTATCTAATCCTCTTGTTCCCGCAACTTCATCATCATAAATAACACTAGGCAAAATTCTTGGCAACGTAGACAAGTCATATGCGTAATAGCTATCTTCAACCTTTGCATTCGATATAGTTAGATAGTCACGCGCAAAACTTTGTGGTGTTGTACTTGGTATTATCGATGATACATTGTCATACAGCCATCTTACCACGTGCAATACAAGTCTCATATCTCTCTTTAGCTTAGTCAAGCGTCGAGTTTGGTTAATTTCAGACACTAACACTGGTGAATGTCCACTCACAATAGTACCATCTTCGTCTCTAATTGGAACATACAAATATCTAGGATTATCCAATACTGAATACCACAATCCTGCAATTCTATCTCCTTTTCGATCAATGCTTGATGGCTTGCCCAACATTGTAGTCACTGTTTTGTAAGTCGAATATGCAATTTCTGATGAAACAGGTAGATTAACTGGAGCAGCTGGAATGGTAATGATGGTCATTGGTCCATCTACAGTCTTGATGGTAATGGCTCTCATCTTACCATTCTGATCAATGTATTGTGATACTCCAGGCGACTTGAGATAGTGCAATAGGTCGAATTGTGAGTACACATTCTTGTAATCAGTAATTTCAGTACCCAGCATGTTAAAAGTATGAGTTTCATATGCGCGTGAATACATTTCGTGACATGCTTCTGTAATGTTATTCTCGAATACCTTTTTATTGTTACTTCTATCCACAATTAGCTCACAATGTTCATTCTTCAAGTTATTACTTTCTGATCCTTCATTCAACAGAATCAATACTGTTGCTCTATCTGTTCTCAGCGGTTTAATGGGAAAATCTTTGAATCTAGGAATTACAATTTGTCCACTGTCTTGATCGCCACCATAGGAGAACATGTAGATATTAATGCCAAATAGCTCTTCAACAGCGCGATAATATAATCTTGGATCGAGCTCAATATCTAGATCGCCCAAATTCTTCAAAATGGCTTCTTCACTATAATCATACATTTCTTGCTTCAACAGGCCAGGATGAATAGTCTTTTCCATGTATTCGCGCAGATCTTGCAAGTAGCTCTCATCATCAGAATTATAATTGGGATCTCCTACTGCAGCACAAACACAGGCTAGCAATGAATTGGGACCTCTTGGTATTCCAAAACGCTTCATGTTGGTAAAATTACTATATGTAGACAAGAGATATTGCACATACTTTGGAAGAATGCCATAATCGCCCTTTTCCAAAATCTTCTTTGTACTAATTTCCTTTGTAGATGTATAGCTCTTTGCTCCTTTGGCGCCCTTGTCTACCAGAGCACTGGTTCCTGTTTGCTTACGACTGCGGAATCTTCTATAGTCTGGTGATACAACATTACCACTGATTTGCATCGATCGATAGCAGCATACATTGAACTGGTAGTCCTTATCTTCATTGATATTGTTTTGCTGCACTCCTACATATTTATAGTCAGGATAGTCACAAGTAAAGTACAAGGGTTTGTCTTCATAGGGATAGGACAAAATGTTGACGCTTGCCAGCTTATTCTCAAGAGATGGGTCATTTGCTTTTACAGTACCATATCTATCAGCAACTTCATTCATAGCATCTTCCTTTGCAATAATCTTGGGTTGTCTCTGCGCTTGACATTTACGAGCATAAGATTTGGGAAATAACCTAGGAGCTACTGACTTTAGCTGGTTAATTCTCGAAAATCTCGTCTTCTCTCCACCAGCAAGAGCCATCATTTTAACATTTGAATTGTTGATTTCTTTTGCAATATCTGGGCATACGTTCTTGTACAGGACAGTACTGTGGAAGTAGTATAGCATGAGATTGCGGAATACCATCATAAACTTTGTCATATCTTCTCTATTGCCTGATTGATTAACCTTGACTTCCACGTAATATAGATCCTCCTTTTCTTTTCTCTTTTCTGCTTCCTTGGCCAATTTAGCATCGAATGCTGGCAAATCTTCCTTTTTGGTTGCTTTTCTTTGTTTGGCTTCCTCTGCTTCTCGCTTGACTCTATCTTCATCAGTCTCAATAGTTGTATCTGCAATATACAATTCAGTATTACCATTTGGCTGAATAACATTATTGGCAGAAAACATGAATAGTTGACCACTTGATACCTTCTTTTGCTTGATTGTGAATGATAGATCTTCCTTTCTGGTGCCATCTAGTGAGTACATTTCACTAAGCAATGGATGATACTTCAAGTCTATTCTACCTCTGAGTGCAAAAGGTTTGCCAACTTCATCAACATTGATAAAGTTGAACATTGTAGGATCCATCATTATCATATACAACATGATAGTTTCATCGAATTCAAAGTTAAAAATGTCAAAGGAGCCCTTTGCCTTTAATTCTTGTTGTTCACCAATAACAAGAGTAGACATTGCTTTTTCTACTCTAGCTGATGCAACCTTTGGGTCAGACACAAGATCCTTTTCTTCGTCAGAAGGAGTTTCTATCATGAGAATGTTATCAACCAAATTGTATTCAACCAAGTAAAAAGAATCTTTGGTTGCATCAGCTAGAGAATCAACATTTTCTCCATCAGCATTACCAAGCCAAAGGACAAAATAAATGTAATTGTTATTGACTGCTTTGTTTAGCTTGAATGACTTGATGTTGAATTGTCTGTCTTCTTCTGGAGATGTATATACCTTTACAAACTGCTTGCCATCTTGATCAATGTATTTCACAAATGGAATGTACTTTGTGTTTCTAATACTGTTGAATATGTCAATGCCATCGAATTCATTGGGATATCTCTCAATATCACCATTCTCATCGGGAAAGTAGGGATTAAACGAACTCAATGATGATGAGAATTTAATGTTAGCAATAGGACAAGTTTCTGTCCTAAGAACTGGATATATTTTATCATCAATGCCTTCAAACTCTATGAGATCATGCTTGATTGTAGCAGCTTTGATGTGGATATTTCTATCATTGGTAGCTTGAACAATAATATCTTTGATGGAAATTGTAAAGGCATCAACAACCTCCTGATAAGTTCCATACTGTTGATCTTTTGGAAGCATGCTATTGATACTAATTAATATACTCTTCTGCTCTTTCTCATCAACGTCTTCTCCAAATTGGCTAGCTACAAAGCGATAATATAATACCATAAAGTCATTATAATCTCTAATGCCTCTATTATATTTTTTCATCTCTTCGTACAAATCGGGACTTCCAGACCGCCTAGTGATAAAATTATTAGGATCTTCAAAGACATATGGGTCATAGTAAAAGGGAGAAGTCGATCGATCGGCTTCATCGCCAGTAAGTACCATTACAAGTTTAACTGGAAGATTAAAGGTACTAGCTGCATCGTATAGAACAGTAATCTCATTGTCTAGAGCTGCCTTTAGCTCATCCAAAGCGTCTGACATATTTATGAATGGAGAGTAAAAGTATTTGCTGTTTGTTGATTTATAATTATTCCTTAGTTATATATCATTGATACATAACCATTCAGCAATGATAATCTTCTATCAGACATTTATTTTGCAACTGTAAATGTCTGGTAGAAGATTAAGGCCAAATAAAATTGTAGCCTCGGGCTCTTCTTACAATAGTGAAGCAGTAGAATCTGATTTACCTGGCGATTACTTTGTCAAAGGGCCAAGAAATCAAAAGAAATCAGAGGATGATATCATGATCATCAAAGATGAAGATGGGCCAATCAGCATCAATAGAGTTGTACTGAGAAAGACGTTAATAGATCTTAGAGAAAAATCAGGAACTATTGCTCATGAATTACAAGGAGAAGATGCTGAATTGCTAGCTGGAGTGAAGAAGACTCTGAACAAAGTGTATCCTCACAACAAGTACTACAAAATGGTGGTAGAAGACATTAAGGACATCTTTTCAACAGTAAACAAGGTAGATCCTGGCACTGTTGGTGCATATTTTATTGGTTGTTTCAGAGAAGATAACTTTACTGGACCAAAGGGATGCAATCCATTGTGCGTTGGATCATTGAAACCAACAGGTGGTATGCCAGGTCATAATGATTGTGATGATATGGTTCTGTTGTATGAGAACGATACCTTCATGTCTCAGAATGACAAAAAATCAGAGCATGCATACGTGTACATCAAAGATGACAACTTTCGTGGTTTCACGAAGGTAAATATTGCTCAGCTTGAACATAGTGGTATTACATCTTGCTCATTCTTGTATTCGAACGGAGAAGGTGGCTACAGAGAAGTAACAGATCCTGTTCCAATTAAATCATTGCCTTTTCGTACTAATTTTAGTGGAGACAGAGATGTTGATGCAGAAGATTCAGAGGAAGTACCTGGTTGGTCTGCAGTTGTAGCAATATTAGTTGTATTGTTAGTTATTCTGTTATTTGTATTGTTGTACCAGCTGTATATCCATTATGTAGGTCCATTGTGGGTATAGAGATATTGTCTCAAAAGATAGAGGTAGACAATGAGAAATCTTCTCATTGCCGTGATACTCTACTATCATCTCAAAGATGATAGTAGAGGTAGGCAATGAGAAATCTTCTCATTGCCGTGATACTCTACTATTCATAACAACATATACAATAATAAGAATGATTGCAATAAGGAAAAGGGCAATAAGTAGCCATGATGCCCACATTTAATACAGCAATAGATTTTAGTCATTGATATATCAATGACTAAAATCGTCATTGACAGGTATACCTATCAACTACTAAATCCTGTTTTTGGTTATTAACCAAAAACTTACCACCCATTTAAACCAGAACAATAAATAGAGTCATGCCTATATCTAGATCTTTTGGTCTGTCCTTTTACTTGATATATTTAACTATATTAAGTATGGGAATGTACATGTTGCTATACTATTCAGGTTGCCCTGATTGGATATGGATACTCATTGCTATTGCAATAGTAATATCTATAGTAACTACATTAATCAAAGAGTTCAACATGAGAAAGGTAGTGACAGTACAAGGTAGAGACGTTACTCCTGAGAGTAATGGCAGTTGGACAATCTTTTATATCATCTTCCAATTGGTAGCTATTGGCCTAATCTTTGCTGCTCTTATTCTTGCAATGTTCTATAGCAATATATCATGGTGGATCTGGTCTGTTCTGTTGGTTGCATTAGTATTGTCAGTAGTCAGTAATACAATGACATCTTTTGATGGACTAGTTGCCAACATTGGATTCATCATTGGCCTTGTGTCTACTGTCTGTTTTGCTATTGGTATTACATTGTTGGCTATATATAGTAACTCTCCTTGGTGGGTGTGGTTAGTCATTACTATTGCATTGCTATTTGGCCTGTTGTCGTACATTTTCTATGCTTTTGCAGTTCCTAATACACTGATTGTTACAGAGAGTGAACAAGCTATTGTATGTACTAATGGTTGTGCTGGCAAGGATACAGTACTGGTCGAAGATAGTCAAGGTATGACTATATATACACCAGAAAGTATAGCTGCTTACTATCAAGATGAAGACATTGTGAGGCAGTTGACTACTGAAGACTCGCTGAAATATCTGAATAGTCCAGAGTTTGCACAAATAGCTAGTAATCGTGAAGTTTTTGATTACATTAGCCAACCTGATGTAGTGAGATATCTCATGAATAAGGAATATCTAACAGACCCAAGAGTATTAGAATATATCAACAGACCTGAAGTAGTAGAATGGGCAAATAAGCCAGAAGTTAAAAAGTACTTTGTCGATAATAACATTATGTGGCCAAAGGAATGGGTAGATTCGAGACAACGAGCTGAAGGATTAGTTCCAATGCCTTATTTGGTTGAAGATGGTCCTGTTCCCGCTGTGACAATTCCTTCTGTTCCAAAGGTTACTGTTCCAGCAAGTAAGGTAACTGTAATGAGTTCTACTACACCAAAACCAATTCCATCTATTCCAGTAAATGTTGATGTTACTCCCTCATTCAACAATATGTTTGGAGTTGGTAATAAGGAAGAGGTCAGTGTTGTTACTTCTATTCCTAGCAATCCAGTATTCTCTGGATCTATTCCTTCTAGTCCAGTATTCTCTAACAGTATTCCATCTAACCCAGCATTCAATACTCCTATTTACACAAGTCAAGGTTACTCCAACTCAGCAACAAAGCAATACTTTGATATTGAAAAGAATGTCAATGGTAGCATTATTTCTGAGGATGATGGATCTGTATGTAGTCTTCCACCTAGAAAGGAAGTCGTTGGATCTGTTGAAGTAACTAATTATCCTGATGAATATGTAACTGATTATATTCCAGTTCAACGTAAGGTTGCTGATGGATACAGTACTGTGCAAGAATACTATCAAGAAAGAGACAAGACATATACTGAGGTAGTACCAACTGAGAGAAAAGCTGTTTTGAACAGTGTCATTGTTGAGAGACCATCTGTTCAAGCTAGCATTAACAATGATTACCTATCCAGTGTTGTAGATTTGTCTCCTGTGCCTGCAAGAGAAGTCATTAATGTTGATACCCTGAATAGCAATACCTCGAGCAGAAAGTTGTATATTCCTTCGACAAGACAGAATAGTTTGTACTAAATCTAGATCAGTAAATTCCTGCAACTGTAAATGTATACTGTTAGGTTAGTAGACAATGGAGTAATACAACTCTATGAAGCAGATAATATTGAGATGCTGGCTGGTATGCTAGCAGCTGGTATGAGTGATGCTCTTCCTGAAGGAGCATATCTAGAGAGCGATACTGATGTATCAGAATATAGACTAATTGCAGATCTATCACAAGCAGATATTCCATATGTAGGTGGTGATGTATTGAGAGAAGGATACTATGGAATCTGGTTATCTCATGGAAGAGGATTTAACTATAGTCTATATACATTCAAGACTGTGGAATTTATCAGAGGAGTAATGGCATGTTGTGCCTTTTATGAATATGACTTCCTCAGTATAATACGTGGTTACATCTTTGACAATGATAATATGATATACATCTTGCAAGGTGAAGGAATGTTGATAGATCCATATTACATGGTATTAAAAGAAGAAGATGACGATTATTCGGATGATGAGAATCACATGATGTATAATCATGATATGCAGTTTTACGACGAGGAGTAACTTATAGTGAGCAAAGAGCGAACTATAAGTTACTCCTTGTGGTGAAGCGATGACGACGAGGCGCAGCGAATAATTCATAGTTTGTCATGACAAACTATGAAGAATGAGATGCAGCGAGCGGTGAAGAGTGAAGCGACAGTGAATGATGAGATATATAACAATCTACAACTCATAGTGAGATATATAACAATGAACAACAAAGAATATTACTAACTTAGTAACATTAAATGGACTATCCCGAGACTCTCCTTGTTTATCCTCTCTGTGGAAGAGGATACTTTGCTCTTGGTATAGGTAATGATGAAGATGATGTTATTGTTGAAGAGTATTCCATTGATGAACTTGCTTCTTGCTTTGAAGATATGGATATACTTGACAGTTATAACTATCTAATTTTTGCCACTACCATTGCTGATGATAAATTAGACAAAGCAATAAATTATCTACTAGCTAGAAATAGAAATTTGGTCAATGTTGATATAATCAACAAGTCATTACAGTCATTGAACATTCTCAATGATATAACGAATCTGCAACATTTGTACTATTATAATATATCAGTCAATGACATGAAGACACTAAAGTATAACAATGACTTGAAATATCTCAATGTATGTAATTCAAAACGATATAATATAAGAGACTATATACATGGTATGAAGTTTGACACATTGCAATGCAATCAGGATGAATATCTCAAGCCTTAATGTCTTTGTAAGTACAATGAATATATCAAGAGAGATTGACATTGATGTAAGATTGTCAGGCAACAAACAATGTGTGATAGAGCATCTACCAAGGTGTGGGTTGATAGAGATTATCCACTTGGTGAGATTGATGGAAAACCAGTAATTAGAAATAATGACATTTTTATGTACTATGCTGATGAGAATGGTTATCCTTGCGGCATTGATAAGGAATATGCCAACAATAGAGACTTTATCGATGAACATTTATTCAAAGGTGGTACTTATAATTACAAAAAGAGAGCATACTTCTTTGATAGTAAAGAAGATGCAGTAAAGGCAAAGAATGAACTTATTGATGAATGTGTAGCAGATCAGAGATATTGCTGGCCGAAAGTATTGAGATTGTGATGAGATACATCAATGATGTACCTGATGGAAGTGAATGACTTAATAGTCATCAAGAGAACAACTTATGAGCGAAATTAAGGAAACGATAAGATTCTTTGTGAGCAAGGATCTTCCCATTAATGTTATTGATTCAAAATATATACTAGGAGAATATACCTTTGACAGTTATGAAGAAGCAAAGATTGCAAGAGACGAATACATTTCAAGATATCTCTCACTGTTTCTTAAGTAAATATATATCAATGATATACATTTGGTATTAGAAATGAATATCAATGACATTACAACAAAGGCAAAGCCATGAACGATATTATATACGACGAATTCTTCTTTGAATATATTGATAATTCAGATCAAGTCTTGATTACTCCTTGTCAGAATTGCAGCATCTCACGAGAAGTAATGTCACAAGAATTTATCAACTCTGGAGCAAGATTGTTTGATGAAGGTTACATTTTTCACAATCATGAGTATGCATATAATACTATTCAACAATTGTATCCAATGTTACAGCGCAAGTAGAATTGTCTTGTTGTGTAAATAGTGTATATAACAACCTTCTAACGATATGACAAATCCAACATGTACAGAGCAAGACAATTACCCATGAGTGCATTATACATTGAAGCCATTCCTAATAGTGATAAAGTCATTGTCAAAGGCAATACCTTTACTTGGAGAACATTGCTACTTAAGGAAGGAGGTGAATATAACAAGAATCTATCAGGACATGTGTTTCCTGATAGAAAGAGTGCAGAGAATGCTATTGCATTGGCAGTGGCAATTAAGGAAAAGAAATACGGCTGTAAGGCCGACGGTAAGGCCAACGATGTGGCTACAAAATCTAGCAAAGTAAAGGTAACGGTAGTAGAAGAATTGTCTGTTGGCACCACAGTCAAGATGGAAGAAGCTGATGGTACAGTTAGATATGCTACTTTTACTATTGATGGATGGAAGTTGAAACCTGTTGTTGATATCAAGGATGAATGGGCTACTTTGAATTAGTCTTTGTTTATTATACATACATGTGCATCGAAAGATGCATATACCGAATCGCGATTAAAGTGACAATAATTGTATTGTTACAAGGAGGCAATTATGACCTCGTTGTACATTGAAGAGATTGAGAATAGTGATTATGTTGTGTTGAAGGGCAATGTATATGCCTGGAGAACATTGATTCAGAGTGAAGGAGGAGAGTACGATCTTGATGTGGATGGATATCTATTTGCTGATCGTGAAGTTGCTGAGAATGTGTTGTATTTAGCTATTGAGATACATCGAGAGCGAGAGAAGATGTATGGTCATCAAGTAGAAGAGATGCCACCAATTAATTATACTACTCGAACTATTGAGGGTTGGAAGTATCTTGTGTCCTTTGAGTGAAGTGGTGTGGAATAAAATATGCATCGAGAGATGTATATTGTTTATTCAGAGATGATAGACAGAAGAAATCGTTACTCTTTGTCTAATTCATGAATATACATGTTCTCATTGTTGGTTACTTTGTTGATTTCAAGTCCATTCTCCAACTATAAATGTAAGACTCTCTACATTTACCAAGGTTGGTAGAAAGACTAAATCGTTTCTCTTTGTCTATCTCATGAATATGTATATCTCTATTCCATCTATTTGCAGTCCATTCTCTAACTTATAGAAATGTAAGACTCTCTATATTTTCCAAGGTTGATAGACAGAAGAAATCGTTACCATTTGTCTAATCCATGAATATGTATACTATTATACATATTCTCATTATTTATTTCTGTTTCAGCTTGTTAGGGTCCATTCTCCAACTCTTAGAAACATAACAAGTCTTACATTTCTTAGGATTGGTAAGACGAGCAAATCGACTCTCAGAAATTACTTCTGTTGATTAGTCCACAAATATGGACATTTTCAACTTGTGACATCACAACAATGAGTCATCAGAGTAGATATATATAAATATAGTGAAATTTCACAACTTCCAACATTGGAAATCAGGCCGGACAAACTGTCAGACTGCTATCTGAATGTCAATGAAGCTCGATTTGTCAAAATTCATGGATTCGATTATTGATAGTAAATGTACCTCAAAGTAGATAAATAAAAATGGCCAGAAACATGCGAAAACACTCGAAATAGTGAGTCATGAATAGTAACACAGTAGATTCTTCAGATGCATTCAAGTGTCTTTATTTGCTGCGATTAAAGAAATGGATTCATTGTGTTTGTCCTATTACATGGACTAATCAACAAAGTAACATGTGAGATTGTTTGCAGGTTTACTAACCTTAGAAATGTAGATCCCTCTACATTTCTGAGAGTTGAAGAATGGATTCTAACGATCAGAATTCGATTTCAATAATACATATAATTTATATGCATTCTTTCTGATGATCTCAAAAGACCGATCGAGCGACCTTCCAATCCTTAGAAATGTCATAGACTTTACATTTCTAAGGATTGGAAAGTCTATCTATATTTGTAGATTAATCAACATAAGTAATCTCTGAGAGTCGATTTACTCGTCTTACCAATCCTAAGAAATGTAAGACTCAGTATGTTTCTTATAGTTGGAGATCGGATTCGATCGATTCGAAATGTAACAGAATATAGAGATATACATATTAGTATGCATATTCATGAACCAGACAAAGAATAACGGCTTACCAACCTTAGAAAATGTAAGTCTCAGTATGTTTCTTACAACTGGAAATCCAAACAGAATTCAACAAAGTAATTAACATTGAAAGATATGCATACTAATATGCATATTTCGATATTAACATTCTGAGGTCCATTTAATCCGACTTCCAATCCTTAGAAACATTAAGATCCTTATATTTCTTAGAGTTAGAGAATCGATCGATTGTGTCTCTTTACATCATGAGTAACAATATATACATACTGATAGGTATATTTCGATGCTAACATTCTAAGGTCCAATTAACTCGACTTCCAATCCTTAGAAACATACCAAGTCTAACATTTCTTAGAGTTAGAGAACGATAGAACAAGAAGAATAAATCGCGAGCAACAATATATACATATGTATATTTCTATATCAACATTCTTGGGTTCAACTGGCCCAACTTCTGATCCTTAGAAATATCAAGAGTCTAACATTTCTTAGGATTGGTAAGACGAGTAAATGTTTATTTCTGTCATGAGTAACAATATATACCTATCGATAGGTATATTTCTATATCAACATTCTTATTTCCAACTTCCAATCCTAAGAAACATACCAGGTCTAACATTTCTTAGGATTAGTAAGACGAGTAAATAGATTCTCAGAATCTACTTTTATCGATTAGTCCATACAGTGATATATGCATATTGCTCCCATCGATCCAATCTAACTGTCAACTCTCGCTATAAGAAATGTATAAGACTCTACATATTTATAAGGTTGACAGACCAATGAATAATCTCATAAAGTTGATTAACCCATGTAACAACATGAATGCAATGAATCTATCTCTTTAATTGCAACAAATAAAGACACTTGAACCAAACGATGACTTACTACTCACGACACCCTGTTTCGAGTGTTTTCGCGTGTTTCTGACTATTTTCATTTATCTACTTTGAGGTACAATTTGTTATATAAAACATGATTCAAAGAAATGACCAATTCGAGCTTTATTGACGTTCAATGGTAGTTCGGACATATTGTCAGGCCATATTCTTGAGATTAAAAGTTGTGAAATTTCAATATATTTGTGTACATCTGCTCTGATGACCAACTGCTGCGAATCTACAAGTCGAAAATATCCATATTTGTGGACTATTTGATAAGTAGATTCTGAGAGTCGATTTACTCGTCTTGTCAATCCTAAGAAATGTTAGACCTAGTATGTTTCTAAGGATTGGATCCAAGGTAGATTGATAAAATAACAATATACATCAAGTGATGTATATTAATGAACCTGATTTTCTGAAGTCCATTTGGTCAGACTCTCAACCCTTAGAAATGTAAGACTCAGTATGTTTCTAAGGTTAGAGAACGAACTCGATCGACTTGAAATAGAGATATGCATACTATTATGCATATTCATGAATTAGGCAAAGGATAACGATTTCATCGGTTTATCAACCCTTAGAAATGTAAGACTCAGTATGTTTCTAAGGTTAGAGAACGAACTCGATCGACTTGAAATAGAGATATGCATACTATTATGCATATTCATGAACTAGACAAATAGTAACGATTTGCTCGCCTCCCTTCCTTACGGTAGAAAATGTAAGTCTCTCTACATTTTCCAAGGTTGGAAAGACAAACCATCAACTCTAACGATCATGATATACATCACTAGATGTATATACTCCATAGCAATTACTCATCAACATAACGATTCATCATTGCCATCACTCTAACTGCATCCTTTGCATTTGCATAGCATGGAACAGCAATGTTTCTCTTTGGTTTCTTTGTCTTGCCTTTTACAACATTCTTTGGCTTGACAAACTCTTGGTCTGGCAACTCCTGTTCTGGCTCTACTTCTTTTGATTCTACTGGTTTCGATTCCACCAGTTCCATTGGAATCACAAATCTATTCAAGTCATCACTGTCATCCACATCGTCAGCAATAATTCTACCAAATGCATTCTTTACATAACCAAGCAGCAAGCTCCCATTTATTCCACTTCTCCTGCAATTCCAATAAGCAATGCCATTATGCATTACTATATATGGATTCTGCTTTTCATGTTCTCTATCACAAACAGGACAGTAAGATGGTGCCTCTCGCTTCATGATAATATAACCATCTTTGACAGAATCATACACAAATGGATTATTTGGCATTACAGTATTCATCAAACTTAATGCCTTGTCTATTTCAGCATCATCGGTTAGTTCTGTCTGTCCACAATAGTGTCGCACTGATACCAATCCTTCTATATGCATGCAATTCTTTGTATAAGTAATCAGTGAACTGCGAAATAGTTCCTCTTGCTCTGACACATCTCCTTCTAGTTCTAATGAATATTTAACACCACAAGATGTATAATTTTTTACAATACTCTTGTGTCTCTTGGTTCCTACCTTTGTGCTCCATAATGTTCGAAACTGTTGAAATGTGCTATATACCATTGCATCAATGTAACACAAGTAATCTTCCCCATACAATGATCTGTAACAATCAATGACCTTTTCATAAAAGTTTCTCGCTTCTATATTATTTACATGATAATAATTGTTAATTACTAGATGGATACTTCTCTTGCTGTCACCGTGACTTTCGAACAACAATATATCCTTGTTATGTACCAATCTAATACCCAAACTTGCCAAAGTCTGGTTGATACTCTCTACTAGACGATCGATTATAACATTAATCACGTCATCGGTACCACCAGGAATATCAATGTCAAACTTTGGTTTCTGACACTTGTCACCAATAATGGTTTCATAGAAATGCCAATTCTTTTGTTCTATATTAGTAGCATATCCAAGAAAATCTTGATAAGAGTTGAAGCAAGTAAACAGTCTAGTTGCCATTCCATTCCTACTCAATGGAGTATAATGAATCAACAGTGATCTGAGCATTTCATCTTCACTATATGTTCCACTCATACCTCCCTCTTTGAATACTGATCTATACCATATCTTCCCGCCTATTGTTATTGTTCTGGTGTAATTACTGTGATCCACCATTGATAACTGCATGTTTCCTGCTTTTCAACGAGGTTCAGTTCAGACAGACTAGTTTCTGTCAACACTAAATTAATGATTTATAAAAGGACAAAAGATGGACGATGATACTGTTCTGTTTGGATTTTCTGATGAATTATCCATGACTCTAACCAAGCGACAAGCAGACCTATGGTTTATAATACTAAGTCTATCATTTGTGGTAATAATGGCAGTCATTATTGGACTAGTAATATACTATGCAATAACGCTCGAACAAGGTAATTTCCCAGTCATTGGAACTTTTACTTCTTCTGATGGCAGTGCTATTACTAATCCTGATGAATGTCAAGCTCCCAATGGTGCCTGGAATGGTGAAACAGGAGGATGTGTTTGTCTATATCCATATGCTGGTCCTACTTGCAATGATGTAGTGGGCTTTGTTCCTCTTGGTACTCCCACAAATGTAACTGCTTCTATTCTTCCTACAACAAGATCTTTAACTCAGGGCAATAGTAAGCCATCTTGTGCCCAATCTTGTCAAGACGATCAAGACTGCAATGCCTTTGTATATAACAAGGGACAATGTACTTTACTTGGTGGTAATATAGCAGTGGATAAAATCATTAGAAATGGAGAAGCAACAGTCTATACCAAAGCAAGTGTAACTCCTGAAATTGGAGATATATACTTGTCTAGATTTGGAACAACTCATTATTGGAACAAAGAAGGAAGGTATCACAAGAGAATAACCAAAGATTTGCTAACTAAACTGGATTTTGTGCCTAGAGTTATCAATGGTCAAGGTAAATCGTTAGGTATCTATACGCTATATCCCTTTGAATTCAGAGATATCAAGACTATTTTGCTAAAAGGTACCTCAAGTAATACCATTATTCACAAACCAAAAGATGAACTATATGTACCAGAATCTTGGAGGGGACAAACAATATATACAATGTATACAGATAATATTTCTATCTAACAGAAATGATAATATCTGAGACAGTGATTGTTGTCGTCTTTTTAATTGCAATGCTAGTAGCAGCACTGCTAGCTTGGTATATGGAAGATTATGGTTCTTATGATGATACTGCATTTCATACATTTATATCTGTACTCCTCGGATTTGGCATATTCATCACCATTCTATATAATTACAATATAGTAGCATTGCAAAATCAACAACAGAATGTAGATGCATTCAATGAATTTACAAGTGTGACAGACATGAACTATAACACAGTAATGAAGAACATGAGAGAAGCAAGTAGCATTATTCCATACTTTGTTTCTACCATTAATCCATTGTCAGAGAAACCAGAAGAATTGCAGCCTGATGAGCTAACTGTTAAAAATGTAGTAGAAAAGCATGCATTGAGTTATCATATATTTAGCATGTGGCAAGATGCTATCATGATGAGAAAGGTAATAGAAATAGGAAGCAATGGATTTATAGCAGAAGCATTACAAAGGGCAAATAGTGAGTTACTATATAAAGAATGGTTAATCAGCAAGGTAAACTTTGATTGCAAAACCAATAAGTTTGTTGACTTGTTATTCAAGTATGGTCTAGATATTACAGAACAAAAGCCAGAGTCTTATTCAAAGGCAAGTCATGCCTTGCTGGAAGATCCTGTGTACTTGAATATCCATTTGTAGTGTACTACAAATGGATATTCTAGCGTAGTGTACTTGAACATACATCTATAAGATATTGTTAATTTAACAATATTCATTGAATTAGAGATCCATCTCATCGTCTCCTGGTTGATCTACTCTTTGTGATTCTTTATCTAGATTTCCTGCATTATATCTTTCGATCTGTTTTTGTCGTTTCATCAAGTTTCTTCTATTTTCTTGATTTTTATGTATTTCGTCTACTGTATAATAGCCATTTCGGAATTTATCTCTAAGAAAAGCAGCATGCAATATTTTAGCCAAATCGTGTTCCAAATGGTTGATTGTATCATTGGTTAATCTACCTTGTTTTGTATAAAGAGATTGTCCATATTCCCTTTGTAATCCATCTCTTATTGTGCGGAGATTCTTATATATCTTAAATTTCATACTTTCATCAAGGAAAGTATAGAACTTATCTAAAATTTCAACATACCATATCTCAATCTCGCCGGCAAGTCTCGCAACGGCATCTTTCCCATTCGCGATAAAACAATCCATATGCATTCTTCTATAATAACCGCGCAATGTTTTAATTCCATCATCAAGAATTGGTAAGCAGGTAGTCAGATATGCAGGAATATCAGGTAGTGGGTTATTCTGTTTGGATGTTCTAAACTGTTGAATATCCAATGCAGCATCAGCATTAATTTGATTTCTTGCTTGTTGTATGACATTATCGCTAGGTTTTATTCTATTGGCATTTGGGTTTTCTCTATTTGCAGAGCACCATCTATTTGGCGTTTCAATAGGATTATTTGCAATAGCATCTCTAAGATCATAAACATCACCAAAAGTTTCATAGTTTCCATACTTGGAAACATTATGGTCATGCCCAAAGAATACATTGTTATAATCGCCAGCATCTTCTGTAATTCCATTGATCAACGAGTCAAGATTCATGCGATTAATGATGTGAATGAGAATGATTGCATAAGTTGAATTTCTTTTGAATTGTACAATGTTCTGATAAATGTAATTTGGTCTTAGATTATTAGCATCAGCAAATAATGTTCTAATATCGTTAAAAGCGTCATCGCTTCCTACTTCTGCATCTTTGTAGTTGATTATTCTAGCGACCAAATCTGTTTTCAACCATAATAATGGCGAATTTTCTCCGTATATTGGAATTTCCACTTCATAGGGCAATTGTTGGACGATAATGTTGTCAAAGTTAAGATTGTTATGGACGAATTTATATTTCATTGTTAATGCCATGGCATATACAACTTGGAATATTATCAAGTCTACTTCTTTGGGAGTGAGGAGATCAGAAGCAATCCAACTACGCAACGTCTTAGTATTATCAACATATTCATTAATACTGTAGATTTCTCCCTCTTGACACATTGCTTGATTTTCATCATGTCTACAATTAATATGACTATATTGATATACAAATGCTGGTGTGCGATTTCTTAGTTCATTAAGAATGTAACCAATTTTAATATCATTGAACATCCTTAAATCTACACTCTTTCTAATTTTAAATAGATTAGTGAGGAATTTTCGATTATTTGCAGCATAAGTTCGTTTTCCCTCAAGCTCCGCTCTTGCAGCTGCAGCCCTGTTGTGTCTTCTAGCTGCAATTGTATTTCCACCAGCTTGATCGATAGGAGGATTGTTTGGATTAACACCCAACAATGCATTTTGACCATCATAATAAGCAGCATCTTGTCCAGATTTAACTGTTGCAACAAATGCTTGGGAAATTGGAGTCATAGGAAGCATTAAATTAGTATATATTGTTTCATAAATATCTTGTGTTATTTCTGCTCTATCATTAAGTATATCGAATATACCCCTATGTTCCATTGCAAAGATGAGACATGCCAGCATTGTTTGATAAGAATATGTAATAGCTCTAGGTTCATAGAGAATATTGAAAAAATCGAAGCTACTAATGTTTTCTATAATCTTATCATTTAAACAATTATTACTATTATATATAGCTTCTTGTTTTAAATTTTTTATAATCTCGTAGTCTTCAGCAAACTTAAAGAAATCTTCATCCAATAGTACAGTTTCTTCTTCATTTTTCGCCTGCTGTTGAAGATATTGACTGTGTTTCTCCTTTATTTCATTGAGTTGAGTATCATAACTTTTTTTTGAATCATTGAGTTCTTGCACATACCCTGGATCTTCTTTACTTTTATAATTTTGCAACAGATTATCAATGTATCTTGCATAACGATCATCCAAATCTTCGAGCTTTGCTTGGTACCATTCATTATTGTACTGTTGACTGTCCATTTTGTTATCCCATTTATTTTATATTGTTAGTTTAACAATATTCTGCTCAGGTAGAAAAGTCCACCCTTCTTTGCAACTTTTCAATCTTCAAGTCAACAAGCCTCTCAAGTTCACACATGTTCATATTACAACCAAAGTATTCCCTTGAGTAAGACAGCCAATCCTTTACCTTTGAATATTCCAGCTTGTACTGTTCGAACAGCTTAATGTCTTTCTCATCAGCTTCTTGTAATGGAATATACAGTTCAGACAATTTCTGATCAATATCAATAGCTAGATCAGTGTAGTAGACACCTTCTCTGAATAATTCTCCTTGCAAGTCAAAGGCATTTAGCTTGTTCAACAGTTTCTCTTTGAGCATGAGAGATTTTGTTCTATGCATTTCTGTGTCTACTTCATGATATTGCTTGATTGTACTGATATTAATGATGGACAAAATGTCATCCATAAGGCTATCAAGATTAAACTTGTCAAGATCATGTTTCTTGCATTCGCATTCACACACATCCCGCTCACCTTGTTCGCTTCCTTCGCTCCTTATAGTCGCTTCGGTATATTCTACCTCAAGAGAGTCAAAGCATGGCAATTTGCAACCTGGGAACAAATGAGAATACAAGCATTTCTCACTATAATATTCAGGATAACATTCACCAATAGTGATTCCACCGAGATCAATGCTTGAACTGTGATAATCAACAATTCTAGGTAGATACTTACTCATGATATACTTGTCATTAATTTCATCATAAATGGCGATTGGTTCAACTAATTCAGTAACAACAATATCATCAGCAGTGATACCTTGAAGCTTGTACTTTTTGGCAGCACGAAGAGCAAGATATAGAATAGAATAGATATTCATGGCATCTTGATAGTCAAAGGTACAGTCACTCAACCTCTTACCAGTGGTATACTCTCTAATCAGATATTTGTCAATCATTGTATAGGTAGAGATGAACATTGGGTACTTTGACCTAAGCTCATTGAGAAGCAGTCCAATGATATATTGCTTCTGATCCTCACAAAGAGTCACGTCAGTGAGAGGCAACTTATCCTTTGCAGTAGAAACAGTATATTTACAGAGCTTATTAGTCATCTTGCTAAGATTACTTTCCTGCCATTTCTTGTTGTTCACAATAGACATTACTATACATCTCAATGACGCATGGTAATCATCAGAGCAAACGCTAGAACAATCATCATGCTGAGCTTCTACCTTCTTGGTAATGTAGCTCATAATAGAATCAACCAATAATTCACGTAATTCATGCATATTTTATATAAGAATAAAATTGTTGAAAGTAAATGAGAATTATTGCCTGTTGGCAAGAGCTAACATGAATATGAGTATATATCAGACAATGGACGAAGACGAGTTGTACTTCTTGAATGAGGAGTTTGATGATAGAGCAGCGGAATGCATAGATCTGCTTACCAATGAACCCAATGACTTTTTCTCTCAGACTGATATAAATAGTATACTTATATCTAAATTCGACTTTTCAAAGTTGCAGGACAACAATGCATCAGGACACGAATACAATCATTTTATGAAATGCATGATTGAGTACATGGTAAGGACCAAATTATTCGACAGCATGTTCATCAAAGAGTTTATTGATGAAGGAACGTTTGGTTTTGTGCATTCTGGAAATATGCAAGCAATGTATCCTGGTGGTGAACCAATCAAGAATCTCTTTGTAGTCAAGACCAATGATGACGAAGACATCAACAAGGAGATATTAGCTGGATACATTTTGAATAGTGTAAAGCCGTTAGCTCCCAACTTTTCCTATCAGTATGCAGCCAAAGATAATGAGAAAACAGATATTAACTGGTGTACCTGGTTAGGGCGCATGTCTGTGACACAATTTGTGCATGGAACCACTTTGCACAAGTTTCTCACAACCATTGGCATACATGGATCACAAAAGAATTGCAGTTATAGCGTAAAGAAGGGCATTGTTTCAGGAGATCTTTGCAATCCAGTCTACCAAGATGAGCCTTCTTCTGACCTAGTTGAACGACCAGTTGACAGCAGATTTTTATATAGAGATTTGGATGCTATAGTGTTGCAATTGTTCAATGCTCTAGATATTGCCTATTCATTGAACAAATTTACTCATCATGATCTACATTTTGGTAACATTATGATACAAACATTGCCTGAACCAGTACTAGTTCCAATCTACACAGAGCAGATTAAGGTAGAGAATGGCAAGATTAAAGATACTCCATACATTTATATTGAAACCAGATATATTCCAGTTATCATTGATTATGGAATGGCTTATTTTGAACATCAGGGAGAAGAGTTCAAAACTATCACGTTAGATAACAAATATTCATTGATTCGAAGCAGATGTTATCCTTCCTCTGACATTTATCAGATTTTGGATTACATGAGTAGATGCCATGTCGGGTATGAAAAATTGTTTGAATCAATGTTTGCTTATGTTGAAGATATCTCTAATCTGAGTAATGAGTACACTTATACATATAGAGAAGTGTTGAATAGAATCATCAATGAAATCGTCTACAATGAAGACAAGACAATGCATACTGGAGTATTTGCCTCAACTGGTACAACCAGATTGAGCAAGCCATTCGCTCCTTCTTTCACAGATGGTAAGATTCGTTCTGCAGTCCAAAAATACAATGCTGAAAAGTATAATATTACTGCAGACATGTCAGAATACAATGACGAATATTACAACAAGGAGATTGAATCTATTGTCTCAATGCTGACAGAAAGAATCAATGCTTTTAATGAATTTAAGCCCACAGTAAATGAATGGATTGAGAAACATGGCAATCCATTCATGCTAGAATTGGAACTAGAGGAATTCTTCATGATTGGTGAGATTAAGATAGAAAAGTACATTAATGACTTGGTTATGCTAGGTTACAATGTCAAGAACATGCCTGAATTTTGCAATTTTGTTAATGAAATGTGTGAGATCATGAAATGTGATACGCGTTTCACAAAAAGAGGAAGGGAGATAAAGACACTGAGACGTTACCTCTCTTAAATATTTGTCAATGACAAATAACTTGTTAACAAAATGGACTCTATTACGAGCATCTACAGAGAAATGTCTGATCAAGAGTTAAAGCAAGCAGATAGAGAGATTAATGCTAGAGCAAAAGTATTTGTTGATAGGTTCAATGCTACTCCTGATCTCATTGGTGAATATAAGGACTTCTTCTCACAGAAAGATATAGATAATATACTTATATCTGGATTTAATTACCAAGAACTGGTTAATAACAATGCATCTAATGACAAGTACAATTATTTTATGAAATGTCTCATATCGAATATGTTGAAAACTAGTTTATTCAATGATCTCAATCTTAACAAGTATATTTCGGATGGAGACCATGGTAATGTATATTCTAATACAATCTTCCCTCTTGCTCCGAAAGAACAACCTATCGAGAATCTATTTGCTGCAAAAGTTAATAAAAAGCTATCGGAAAACATTAACAGGGAGATATTGGCAGGATTTGCTTTGAATGAGACAAAACCACTAGTTCCTAATTTTGCCTATCAATATGCAGTAAAAGATTGTCCTGAATATAACCCGAATTGGTGTAGCAGCAAGAACAGATTGTCGATAGCACAATTTGCTCATGGAGTTCCTATATACGATCTATTGAACAGAGCAGAAGTGCAAGAATCGCCAAAGGACAATAATGTTAAGATTAGAAAAGGAACTGTATCAGGAAATCTCTACAACTTGAGATATAAAGATGAAAGTAATAATTTCTCACCTGCAAAGAAGGAAGATACTGGCAATAAATTGTATCAAAAAGATATAGATGCTATAACTATTCAGATACTGAATGCATTGAATGTTGCTTATGCTAAATGTGGTTTCACTCATCATGATATTGATATACATAACATTATTGTTCAAGAATTTCCTGAATCAGTACTAATTCCTATTTATACTGAGAATATCCAATTCGACAGTAATAATAATATTACAGACACTCCATATTTCTATATTTCAACCAGATATATACCAATCTTGTTAGATTATGGAATGGCTTACTTTGAATTCGAAGGACAAGCGTTCAAGTATGTATTTGCTGACAGGAGTTATAATGTATTATATAGTAGAAAATATCCATCATCTGACATTTATTCTCTGTTATATCTAATGAGTCGCTTTGACGAAAGATACGAAGAGTTGAGAAATACCATTTACAAGGGAGAAAATGATAGATACAAAATAAGAAACGATTACTCTTACACATATCTCGAAGCACTAAACATTGTATTGAATACTTGTGTATACAATGAAGATAAAACTAAGCAGAATGGAGTTCTTTCTGGTTTAGGAATCGTTGCCTTTGGTAATTCTGATTTCGTCAATCCTACTGATTTACTTCGCAGTAGCAAGTATATACTTACTCCAAATCAGAAATGTTCTGCGGATAGATTGCATGTCAATGCTGACTTGAGTCATTACGATCATGAATATTCACAAGAGAGAATGGATAGTATGCTTGCTAAATTAAGAACATTGGTTGATAGTTACAATGGAGCACAAGAAAAAGATAAGAGAGGAATAGTCAGATTAATTACTTTTACCAATATAGATGGAGTCAAGATTGAAGAATTTATCATCTCATTGGACATGATGTGCTTCGATTTTAAGCAAGCAGAATGGATCTACCAATTTGTTGACTCTCTTTGCAGTAAGATGACTAACTATTATGGTGGTAGATCAGACGATATGCGCAACCTGAGAGATTTCCTGAAAAAGAGAATGGAATAAGTTGAGAGATTTCCTGAAAGAGAAGTTAATATTATTTATCAATGATAAATAATGGACAATACTACTACCATATATCGAGAAATGTCTAATCATGAACTAACTCAAGTAGATAGAGAGATTAATGATAGAGCAAAGGTATATGTAGACAAATTCAATGCTACACCTGATCTTATTCCAAGTTACAGAGAGTTCTTTTCTCAACCTGATATAGATAACATACTTATATCTGGATTTAATTACCAAGAACTGGTTAATAACAATGCATCTAATGACAAGCACAATTATTTTATGAAATGTCTTGTTAAATATATGGTAAAAGTTGGATTGTTAGAATCTCTCAATCTCAGCAATTATATCATGTCAGGAAACTTTGGCAGTGTATACTCTAATACTATATTTCCAGCTGAGTCAGGAGAGAGTGTAATCAAGAATCTATTTGTAACCAAGGCAAATAAGAGAAGGACAGAAGACATTAATCGTGAGGTATTAGCTGGATATGTCTTGAATACACTCAAGGGTCTAGTTCCAAATTTTAGCTATCAATATGGAGTAAAAGATTGTGTTGAATATAATCCTAATTGGTGCAATGATACTACTAGACTTTCAATCATGCAGTTTGCAAATGGTATACCAATGTATGATTTCTTAAAGGGAGTAAACATTCATGCGTCACCAAAGAGCAATGGTTCCAAGATTAAGAAAGGCATCTTGTCAGGAAATCTCTATGATCCTGTATTCAATAATGATGATGGTGACATTAATGATAGCAAAGAAGATGATGCATTCTATCAGAAAGATTTGGATTGTATTGTTCTTCAATTGTTTAATGCATTAAATGTTGCTCACACAATGCACGGGTTTGTCCATCACGACCTCCATGGTTATAACATTCTTATTCAAAAGTTACCTAACCCTATACTGATTCCAATCTATACTGAACAAATACAATTCAAAGGCACTACAATCAAAGATACCCCCTTCTTTTACATTAAGACTAGATATATACCAATAATGTTGGATTATGGAATATCTTATTATGAATTCCAAGGTCAACAGTTTATGAATGTAACTCTTGACAAGACTACTAATCTGTTATATAGTAGAAAGTATCCAACATCTGACATTTATTCCATCTTGATACTGTTGAGCTACTTTGACGAGAGATATAGAGTAATGAAAAACATCTTGTTCAAGGATGTTAACATTAGCAGACATGACATTAGGAATGATTATCTCTATGAATACAGAGAAGTGCTAGACTTGATAATCAAGATTTGTGTATATAATGCCGAAGGAGATAGACACAATGGAGCTATTGCCAATGAAGGAAGCAGCGCAATTCCATATAATCATGATTCATTCATTGATCCCAACGATTATCTTCGTGACAATAAAGATGTAACTACACTAGTTCAGAAATGTGCAATGGATAAGCTACATCTTGCTACCGATGAAAGAGAATATTCAACAGAAAGAGAAGAACATATTATTGACCTATTAACAACGCTAGTTAATAGTTATAACAATTCCAAGGTATCAGAGAAGAAGATATTGAGACGTTTACTTACCTTTACTCAAGTAGATGGAATCAAGATTGAAAAATTAATTGCATCATTAGACATGATGTGTTATGACTTTACAAAGGCAAAGTGGATATACCAGTTTATAGATTCTCTACATAATGATCTGGTGAATACTGGAATATATTCAGACAGAACAGGAGAGATTTATCGCTTGAGAGAGTTTATGAGAAAGAAGACAAGATAGCTTAGGAAAGGTTATCAATGGGCAAGGATTATTTATCAATGATAAATAACCTACTACAAATGGACACAATTACTACCATATACCAAGATATGGATGACGATGATCTATACGATATTAATGATGAAGCCAATGCAGAAGCAAAGATATTGGTAGAAAGATTCAATCAATCTGACTACATTGACAGTTACAAGCAATTCTTTAATCGTAATGACATTCTTGATATACTTGTATCAGGATTCAACTACTCACAGTTAAAAAGAAATAATGCTTCAGACGATAGATACAATTATTTTATGAGTTGTCTAGTCAAGTATATGGTAAAATCAGGTTTGTTTGAGAATCTTAGTCTTGCCGACTACATTTCTCAAGGTGTTGTAGGTGCTGTATACTCTGGTAATATACTTCCAACCGTTCAAGGTGGTAGATTAAACAGAGATTTATTTGCAGGTAAAATTAACAAGGAAAAGCATAACAATATCAATCAAGAGATACTTGCTGGATTTGTGTTGAATAGTACCAAACCATTAGTTCCCAACTTTGCCTATCAATACTCATATAAAGATTGTATCAAGTATAATCCCAATTGGTGTAATGATACTACTAGACTATCAATATCACAATTTGTTAATGGTAATACATTATACGATTTCTTGGAAGAAACAACACTTTATGAGTCAAAGTATGACATTCCAATTAGCTTTAAAAAGGGAGTTGTATCAGGAAACCTATATAATCCAGAATACAAAGATGAATCTAATGATAATTCTAATTATGAAGAGCCAGAAGACCATGATACTTTTACTGAGAGAGATTTGGATGCTATTGTATTGCAATTATTCAGTGCATTGAATGTTGCCTATTCAATGCATGGCTTTGTTCATCATGATCTTCACACTAGAAACATTATGGTCCAACAATTAAGGGAATCAATGTTAATTCCCATTTATTACAGCAATGATGCCATTGTCAAAGATGGAATAATTCAGAACATTGATTACTTTTATGTCAAAACTAGATATATACCAATAATGTTCGATTATGGACTGTCCAACTTTGACTTTCAAGGCAAAGAGTACAAAAATGTATTGTATGATAACATTCCTGACAATAATCTATTGTATAGCAGAAAGTATCCTTCGTCTGACTTTTTCTCTATTCTATATGGAGTAGGTGGATATGATGATAGATATGACAAATTGTGTACAGAGTTGTTTGGCAGCTTAGATGGAAAGAGAGAATTAAGAAATGATTATGAATATACACACATTGATATTATTGCCAAGGTAATGGAATTGGCCATATCTGGAACAATGCAAAATGGAGTATTTGCCAATAGTAACAGTAAAGTGCGTAAATTCAATAGAGAAAAGATATTTATTGATCCTCTTGATTTTGTCGTTGATACCAGTATTTCAACTCCCAACCAAAGATGTGTTTCAGAAATGTATCATCTGGATAGTGACATGAGTAATTATGATGATGAATCCTTTGTGAATGAAGCCAACAGAATTGTTACCATCCTTAGAGAGAATATTGATGATTACACAAGATTCTATCAGGAAAAGATGAATAATAAAAACTTTCAAAAGATAGATGGCATGTACGATGAAATTAGCAATTTTACCTATCTGTATAATGATGAGACTGGAAAACGTGATATACACATTGAAAGATACATCTCTGAGCTTGACATGATATGCTATGACTTTGGTAATTTTATAGAATTATATGATTTTATAGATGGAATTCATTATGACATGTTGTTGGTAAATTCTGGCAAGCCCAGAACAGCAGATATGGGTAGGTTGGCAATATTCTTGAAGAGTAGAGCTGATTAACGAAAGAAAGGATTATTTGTTATAGACAAATAACACAAGAGATTATTTGTTATAGACAAATAACACAAGAGATTATTTGTTATAGACAAATAACAGAAAGTATTATTTGTTCACAACAAATAATGGACCTAACAATCTACCAATCAATGAAAGATAGTGAGCTAAGAGCAATAGAAAGGGAAATGGCTATCACAGCTAAGGTATATGTAGACATGTTCAATAATACTGCTGATCTCATTGGTCCTTACAAGGACTTCTTTCAACAGGATAATATAAATAGTATACTTATATCTGGATTTGATTACTCTCGATTAATCAACAATAATGCCTCAGGAGCTAGCTACAACTACTTTATGAAATGTCTTGTTAGATACATGACATATAGTGGATTATTCGAAAATATTAATGTTTCTGATTTCTTGTTAGCAGGTGGACTAGGTGCTGTATATAGGAACATTACACTTTCACAGTCTCCAGATTCTCCTGACATTAATAATCTATTTGTAGGTAAGATTAACAAGGATGCAAACCATGACATTAATCCAGAGATACTGGCCGGATTTGTTCTTAATGATACCAAACTGTTAGTTCCTAATTTTAGCCATCAATATGGATTAAAAGACTGTTATAATTATAATCCCAATTGGTGCATTGACAATAGTCGCATCTCAATCACACAATTTGTGAATGGATATAGACTATTCGATTATCTTAGAAGCGCAAAGATACACATTTCAGAACAGGACAAGGCTATAAATATGAAAAAGGGAGTTGCATCAGGAAATCTACATGACATTCAGTTCAAGGATGAATATTATGACATTACTGATGAATTGGTGGACAATACCAATCTATTCTATCAAAAAGATATAGATTGCATTGCTTTACAAATATTTAATGCACTAGATGTTGCACATTCTCTTTGTGGTTTTGTCCATCACGACCTTCATGGTTATAACATTCTTGTTCAAAGATTACCAGAACCAGTACTAATTCCCATCTATTCAAAATCAATCGAAATTCAAGATGGTTCGATCACAGATACTCCTTATTTCTACATTAAGACTAGATATATACCAGTTATTATAGATTATGGAATGGCATATTTTGAGTTTGATGACAATGAATTCAAAACTGTAATCTTTGATAATGATAGTATTACATATGATTTCTTGTTTAGTCGCAAGTATCCCACTTCTGATATCTACAAGGTTCTTAATACATTTGGCAACTTTGATCCTAGATACAGAAGAATGAAAGAACAGCTACTTGGGAGAGACTTTGCTGATAATCCAAAGAGAAATAGTCTGAACTACACATACAGACAGATAATAAATAAGATTCTTGCTGATAATGTATATAGTTTTGATGGAAAGATGCACAATGGAACATTAGCAGATTCAGACAGTACTCTATCAAGATATCAGGATGAACAATTTGTTAATCCATATAATCTCATGACTGATGGCAAATTGTTAACAGCCAATCAAGTGTGTAATGCTCAAAAGTATGGAATTGTTGGAGAAATGTCTGACTATGATGAAGAGTATTATATGCTCAAGATGGAAGGCATTATCGACTCAATAGATAGAAATATCAGAGCATATAATAAATATAGAAACATTATATCAAAGAACTTCCACAAATTCGATAAGAATAGAATAATGGAACAACTGTACAAATATGCTAGTATTGGTGGTCATAAAATCGAAAGATACATTTCTGAACTTGAATTAATGTGCTACAACTTTGCTGGATTTCCTGAATTGTACAAGTTTATTGATTCTGTACACCAATACATGAAAAGAATCGATCCAGAAGATGATAGAACTGCTGAACTTGGTAGATTAACAGACTTTCTTTGGGTTAGTAATGTGTTGGAGGAAATGTAACTTGACTGACAGGCGAAAAGTTTCAATAAATAAATAACCATCAAGTAAATGCTAGAACTTTATGGAGATGAGGACCTTCAGAGTGCTGTTGGTAAGTATCCCAAGTTGATTGTATTCTACGGCAATTATAGTTGTGGAGTGTGTAAAAATGCACTTCCATTTGTGGAACAAGCTGTATCTGGATACAAGGACGTTACTCTTGCTCACGTTGAATGTTCTGTTGTTTCAGTACAGAACTGCTATGGAGTAGTACCCATTATATCCTTCTACAGAAACGGACAACACATTGATAACATGATTGGCGCAAATAACAAGGAATTTATCATGAAATTATCTAATCTTTAAAAAAATTACAGTGAATAAAAGAATGAGTACTCATTACAGAACTCTCAAATCTAATAAGGAAAGAATTGATTTTATCCTTAAATCTAGTAAATGTGTTGTGTTCTATGGAGGCACGTGGTGTCCCAAGTGTGGTGAACTCAAGCCATTGTTCAACAAGATTGCACAAAAGTATGGTGATGATATCAACTTTGCTTATTGTGATATTACCGAATGTGATCTCAATGCTGACAAGTACCAATTTGTGCCTAGATTCGATTGTTACTACAAGGGTAAGAGAGCTGCAAAGTATATTACTAGCAACCAAAAGTCCATCACTAATGCTATTTGGGATTTCATCAAGAATGATAAATACAAACATTAATCGAATACTAAAATGATCAAGTTACTAGGAGAATTAGTCATGCCCAGTAGCTCGATTAAAAATCAGGATAAGTGGCTAACATGGCAAAGAGAGCAAGATGTAGAACACTTTGAGAAATGTACAATTATGAGGAATTATCTGGCTGACAATAACAAGTTTGAGAAACCAAAGTATAGTTGTATTGGTGATCCTGGAGATTTGTATTACGTATATTGCTTTGGTGACTTTTCTGCCTTATTGTGCTTTCCATCAGACAATGAATATATCTGGGAATATGTACAACTGTTACTTGATATCTATGAATATTGCAAAGGTCCAAGTAGAATGGTAAAAGGAGATCCAAGAGGCATTGCAGTGATGAAGAAGGCTTTGAACACAAAGAGTACATCGATATTCAATAGCTTCAAGTTCTCTGATTCTTACTATGACTATTCAATGATTCATGCACATACAACAGTACAGTTCTCGGTAAGTACATTGTTGATTAGATTGCTAGCACATTATCTAGGTTATCTATCGATCTGCACTTCTGAAACGATAAGTAGAGACATTTGTTTCCATAGTCATTACAAGGGCTCGCTACTTCCAGAAGCTAAACAGAACCTGATATCTGTGGTGCAAGAACACAAGACGTGCTCATCATGCAAGAGGATTACTGAGAATCACTGGGGCAAGTTCATGTTATGTTTGGATTGTAATAGCAAGTACATGTGTAAGTTATGTGGAGAACCTGCGAGCGTGACAGTCAATGAAGAACCTAGATGCGCGGATCATGAGAATATGTGATCGAAGAGAGAAATATACCTAATGTAGGTATACAGATGGAAATATACCTAATGTAGGTATACAGATGGAAATATACCTAATGTAGGTATATTGTTAGATATGTTATAGTTATATTATACATTCTTGTTTGATGATAGTTGGATCTCTATTCTGACGGTTTCCCAACCTATAGAAATGTAAGACTCTGTATGTTTTATAGAGCTTGAGATCGAGGTAAATGGATCTCTGAAGCTAGATCTTAATGATACATATAACTTATAGGTATTCTTATGAATGATAGTTAGAGAGGACTTTCTGACGGTTTCCTAGCTCTAAGAAATGTAAGACTCTGTATGTTTTATAGAGTTGGAAATCAGGATAAATGGATCTTAGAATATTGATGTTGAAATGTCTATAAGTTATATGCATTCTTGTTGATGATAATTAGAAATCCATTTCATTGGTTTCTCAACTTATAGAAATGTAAGACTCTTGATGTTTCTAAGGATTGGAAATCAGGATAAATGGACCTCAAAATGTTGATGTTAAAATGTCTATAAGTTATAGATATTCTTGTTGATGATAATTAGAAATCCATTTCATTGGTTTCTCTAGCTCTAAGAAATGTAAGATTCTTGATGTTTCTAAGGATTGGAAATCAGGATAAATGGACCTCAAAATGTTGATGTTAAAATGTCTATAAGTTATAGATATTCTTGTTGATGATTGAAATGGGTCTATTCCGACGGTTCTCTAGCTCTAAGAAATGTAAGACTCTGTATGTTTCTATAAGTTAGAGATCTGGATAAATAGACTTAAATTGGACTTGTAGTTATACCTATAAGTTATATACATTCTTACTCATGATAGTTAAATGTCTATTTCATTGGTTTCTCAACTTATAGAAATGTAGGACTCTGTATGTTTTATAGAGCTGGAGATCAGGATAAATGGGTATTAGGAATTGGATTTGCAGTTATGTCTATAAGTTATATACATTCTTGTTGATGATCGAAATGGGTCTATTCCGACGATTTCATGATCCTAAGAAATGTAGGACTCTGTATGTTTTATAGAGTTGAAAGTCTGACTAGTTAGATGCCAGGAGTCCAATCTTAATGATACATAACTTATATGTATTCTTACGAATGATAATTAGAAATCCATTCCTATGGGTTTCTAACTCTAAGAAATGTAAGACTCTTGACATGTCTTATGGTAGAGCTGGAAATCAGGATAAATGGACATTAGAAATTGGACTTGTAGTTATACCTATAAGTTATATGTATTCTTGTTGATGATACAAATAAGACTGTTCTGACAGATTCATGAGTTATAAAGATGTAAGGAATATTACATTTCTAAGGATTGGACATTAAGATAAATGGACTTCAGAGGTTCTATCTTGATGATGCATATAAGTTATATACATTCTTGTTGTTGATGATTATATGCCCAGCTCAATGGTCTATCGACTTATAGAAATATAAGACTCCTAACATTTCTAAGAGCTAGAAGTCTGACCAACCAAATGCCAGAAGTTCTATTTTGATGATGTATATAAGTTATATACATTCTTACTCATGATAGTTAAATGTCTATTTCATTGGTTTCTCAACTTATAGAAATGTAAGACTCTGTATGTTTTATAGAGCTAGAAATCAGAATAAATGGGCATCAGAAATTGGGTTTGCAGTTATATCTATAACTTATAGGTATTCTTGTTAGTGATCGAAATGAGTCTATTCCGACTGCTTCATGACTTGTAGAAATGTTAAACTCCTAATATTTCTAAGAGCTAGAAGTTTGACCAACTACATGTCAGGAGTTCGATTCTAATGATATATAACTTATATACATTCCTGTTAATGATCGAAATAATTCCATCCTTCCAGTTTCCATGACTTATAGAAATGTACCGATAGGCATGTTGATGTTTCTAAGGATTGGAAGTCAGGATAAATGGACTTCAGAAGTTCTATCTTGATGATGTATATACATCCCTGCTAATGATAGTTAGATGCTCATCTTGTCTATCCTATAACTATAAGAAATATACAGATTCTTAACATTTCTAAGGATTGGAAATCACAATAAATGGACATTAGAATGTTGATATCAAGATATGTCCATAACTTATATACGTTCCTGTTAATTGTCATGAGAGGTCCATTCTATCGTCTTCATGACTTATAGAAATGTAAGACTCCTAACATTTCTAAGGAGTGGAAACCTGACCAAATGGACTTCAGAAGTTCGATCTTGATGATGTATATAAATTATATACATTCTTACTCATGATAGTTATTCTGACAATTTCATGACACATAGAAATGTAAGACTGTATGTTTATAGAGCTGGAAGTCAGGATAAATGGATATTAGAATGCTAATAATGATACATATAACTTATATGTATTCTTACTAATGATAATTAGAGAGGTCTATCTCGACTGCTTCATGACTCTAAGAAATGTAAGGCTCTTGATGTTTTATAGAGCTAGAAGTCCAACTAAATGGTCATTAGAATGTTGACATCAGTATGTCTATAACTTATATACATTCTTGCTAATGATGGTTATTCTGACGGTTTCCTAATTCTAAGAAATGTAGAGTCTGTATGTTTATAGGGCTAGAGAACTGGTAGAGCGATCCTATTTGCATCATTAACAAGAATACATATAACTTATGCATCATGAAAAATAGAACTCTCGAATTCGCCCATCCTGACATCTAGCTCCATAAACATCAAGAGTCTAACATTTCTTAGAGCTAGGAAATTGTAAGGATGGACTTCTAATTATCATTAGCAAGAATGTATATAACTTATATACATCATCAAGATCGAACTTCTGAAGTCCATTTCTCTGACTTCCAATCCTTAGAAACATCAACATGCCTATCGGTACATTTCTATAAGTCATGGAAACGACGAAACAGAATTATTTGTATCACTAACAAGAATGCATATAACTTATATACATCATCAAGATCGAACTTCTAATGTCCATTTCTCTGACTTCCAATCCTTACCGTAAGGCATGTCAAGGGTCTAACATTTCTATAAGCTGGAAGTCAGAACAAATAGACCTCTCTATCATTAATATTCTAGATACAAATAGACTAGCATCTCTCTTTCATACTTCTGAATAACACAACTCTGAACAGATCGATGAGTGAATTAAATCACTGAATAGGTATGAATAATCATGATATAAAATCTCAAGAGTTCAAGCTATTGGTCATAATTCATAGAAATCGAAAAATGTATATTAACGTGATGTTCTCTAATTTCACATTATATTGAAGCCATTGGGAACATTGATAAAATGCAATTATAGATATAACAATATAACTGTGAATATATCCATCGAATTAATGTTCTTTAATTACATGCAATGAAGGTGTTTAAATAACATTGAAGAAAGTCATGTGTTACTATTCATGACACCCTATTTCGAGCGTTTTCACGTGTTTCTGACCATTTTGTATTTACCTATTTTGATACTTCTAACGATATCATTAATTGCAAATAAGAATATTGCTAAATCGAGCTTTATTGACGTTCAATGACAGTCCGGACAATGTGTTGGCTCGGTCAGGTCAAAATTAAAGTCATGAAATTTCAATATAATTGTATAGGTAGTTACTAACTTCATTCTAATGTTGCCTTTCATGAGTGAAGAATGCCTACTACAATGAATACAGTGAAGCAAATTACTGACTTTGAGGTTAGCTGGTCAGGTCTTTCCAATCCTTAGAAATGTTAGAGACTTACATTTCTTAGAGTTGGTAGGCCTGATACATTCATCATTACAGACAAATTTAGAAACATCAATAAGTATAATGAAATTATGAAGGTCATAAATTGTGACTGATGGCTTGAAAGTTTAATTTGCAATTATTCATACCTATTCAGTGATTTAATTAACTCATCGATCTATTCAGAGTTGCACTGTTCAGGAATGTAAAGAGAGATACTGGTCGATATAATTTCCTATTCATGATAGAAGGCTATTCTGTTGTTTCTCGATCTTATGGGTTCATTGTTCTATCAACCTTAGAAAATGTAAAGTCTCCAACATTTCTAAGGACTGGTAGAATGATGAATTGGACATTAGAACAACAGTATGCAATTATACCTATAAGTTATAGGTATTCTTATTCATGATTGAAATGGACACATTCTGTTGATTTCTCTGACCTTACGGTTATAGAAAACATCAAGAGTCTAACATTTCTAAGGATCAGAGCAACCAAGAAATGGACATCAGAATATCTAGTTACATATATGCCTTATAATATAGGTATTCTCTCTCATGATGAAAATAGGTCCATCTCATTGGTTTCATAGGTCTTACAACCTTAGAAATGTTAGACTCTTGATGTTTCTAAAGTTGTAAGACCTGCAGAAGCCTGACTAATTGGGTCAAGTTCATCAATATACCTATTAAATAGGTATATTTCTAACGATTAAAAGATATGCCAATTCTGTCGATCTATCAACCTTAGGAAATGTATGACTCTGTATATTTCTTAGAGCAGAGACCCTGATTATTCACAATCAAGATCATCAAGATACAATTATACCTACATATCTTGTGTTACAGTTGATAGAACGATGAAATGGACATTAAAATATCGCATTACAAACATGACTTGTAATAGGTATATTTTCTCTCATGATGAATATAGATCCATTTCATCGGTTTCACAACCTATGAAATGTTAGACTCTTGATGTTTCTTGGGGTTGGAAAGACCAAGGAATGGACATTTATTATCAACAAGAATGCATATTTCAATGTCTATATTCCGATGACCATTTATTCTGAATTCTAACTGTAAGAAACATTAAGAGTCTGTAATATGCCTTACGGTAGGAATTGGAAAGGTCAAGAAATGGACATCAGAATGTCGAATTACAAATATACCTATCAGCAGGCATATTCTTTTGATCATGATTGAAACATACCCATCCTATCATCCTCATGACTTATAGAAATGTTAGACTCTTTATGTTTTCTATAACTGGAAATCAGAATAAATGCTGATCAGAATATAGACATTGAAATATGCCTATAATTATATGTATTCTCTCACATGATAGTTGAATGTCCATTCTGACGGTTTCATGACTTATAGAAATGTTAGAAGTCTAACATTTCTTAGAGCTGATAGAACGGTAGAATATTTCTATTTGGATCAAAGGTATATAAGTTATATACATTATCGATCTCGATGTAATATCCAATTAGTCAGGCTTCTAACTCTAGGAAATGTAGAATCTATAACATTTCTTAGAGCTGAGAATGGACAGAATGTAGTTATTTCTATCATGAGTGAGAATACCCACAAGTTATAGACATATTGATATTCTAATGTCTAATTGGTTAGACTTCTAACTCTAAGAAATATTATAGACTCTACATTTCCTAAGGTTGGTAGACCTGGTAGAGTGGTGGAATATGCCCATTTCTATCATGAGTAAGAATACCCACAAGTTATACATTATCGAGATTGATATTCTAGTGTCCAATTCTTGATCTTTCCAATCCCTAGGAATGTTATAGATTCTACATTTCCTAAGGTTGGTAGACCTGATAGAATAGATGTCATTATGTTGTTAACGAGAATACATATAGATTGTAGGTATGTTTAACATTGATGTTCTAATGTCCAATTTTTAGAAATGTTACAGATTCTACATTTCCTAGAGTTAGAAGCCTGACTAATTGGACATTACATCGAGATCGATAATGTATATAACTTATATACCTTTGATCCAAATAGAAATATTCTACCGTTCTATCAGCTCTAAGAAATGTAGAATCTGTAACATTTCTAAGGATTGATGAAATTGGTCTCCTTTTCTTTGTCAATGAGAATACCTATAAATTATGGGCATTCATTGTATTGATATCATGAGATTGGATTCTTGATCCTTAGAAACATTGAGAGTCTTACATTTCCAAGGTTGGTAGAATGACAGAATTTGTCTCCTTTTCTTTGTTAGCAAGAATACCTATAATTTATAGATATTCATCGTAGTGATATCATGAGACTGGATTCCTGAGATCTCTAACTCTAAGAAATGTACCGATAGGCATGTTGATGTTTCTAAGGATCGATAGAACGATGGATTAGTTCCCTTTTGTTGGTAGCCAGAATGTTTATAATTTATATCTGTAAATCGATATCATGAGATTGGATTCTTGATCCTTAGAAACATTGAGAGTCTTACATTTCTAAGGTTGATAGACTGACAGAATAATATTTATTTTGACCACTGTAGGAATACCTATAATTTATAGATATTCATTGTATTGATGTCATGAGACTGGATTCTTGAGTTCTCTAACTCTTAGAAATGTACCGACAGGAGTTTTGATATTTCTAAGGCTGATGGACAGATGGAATGACATTTATTTTGACCACTGTAGGAATACCTATAAATTATGGATATTCATTGTATTGATATCATGAGATTGGATTCCTGATCCTTAGAAACATTGAGAGTCTTACATTTCTAAGGATTGACAGAACAATGAATTGGTCTTCTTTTCTTTGTTGGTAGGAATACCTATAAATTATGGATATTCATTGTATTGATGTCATGAGACTGGTTCCTTGAGTTCTCTAGCTCTTAGAAACATCAAGATATTTACATTTTCTAAGGTTGATAGGCTGACAGAATAATATTTATTTTGACCGTTGTAGGAATACCTATAACTTATAGGTATTCTCTTCAATGACATCATGAGGCTGGTTTCCTGATCCTTAGAAACATCAAGATATTTACATTTCTAAGGATTGACAGAACAATGAATTGGTCTTCTTTTCTTTGTTGGTAAGAATACCTATAAATTATGGGTATTCATTGTATTGATATCATGAGATTGGTTTCCTGACCCTTAGGAATGTTATAGATCTTACATTTCTAAGAGTTAGAGAACGATGAATTGGTCTCCTTTTCTTTGTTGGTAAGAATATCTATAATTTATAGGTATATTCATGTTGGGATTCTTGAGCTCTCTAGCTCTTAGAAATATTGAGAGTCTTACATTTCTTAGAACTGGTAGACCTGAGAAACTGGTTCTATTTTATTGTTAGTGAGAATACCTATATCGTAAGGCATGCATGTATTCTCACCAACAATAAGACCAATTTTCCCAAAATACAAAGTTGCTACATTCTATGGACTTGTTACACAACGCAAGTTCATCTTTATTAACTACCTATACAATTATATTGAAATTTCATGACTTTAATTTTGACCTGACAGAGCCAACACATTGTCTGGACTGTCATTGGACGTCAATAAAGCTCGATTTGGCCACTTGCATCGATAAAGATTTAATACTTGTTTTTATATCAATAAATGGTAAATACAAAATGGTCAGAAACACGTGAAAACGCTCGAAAATGGACCTTGTGAATAGTAAGTCATTGTTTGTTTCAATGTCATTCATTGTATGTAATTAAAGAACATTAATCAGATGAATGTATCACTGTTATATTGAAATATTTGTAATTACATTTTTATCAATGTTCTCAATGGCTCTAATATATGATGAAAATGAGAAAGCTCATAATTTGTAGGCATTCTCGTTACCGATAAAATAAGACCAATTTCATCGCTCTACCAATCCTTAGAAAATGTAAGACTCTGTATGTTTCTAAGGATCAGGAAATCAACCTCATGATATCGATTTATAGATATACT